ACTCTACAACTATAGTCTTCTCAGATGAGCCATACTTCAATGTAAATTGTCCACTATAACCAGACATTCACTTGAGTGTGACTTTCTTGTCTTCGACTTTAAGTTGAACTGGAACTTTTTTATCAATGCTCCATGTAGAGTTTTCTTTTCCTCTATAAAAATACTTATATTCAATTTTCGGTTTAATGAATGTTTCACCCTTGATTGGCTCTGCTTCTTCATGACCGGCGTTTGGATCGACCGGTTTAAGCACCAGCGCATCCACCAAAGATCTATCAAGGTCATCTCTGGTTTCATTCGCATAATACTCAACCGCATTAATCTGAATCAAACCATCGGTACTAACTGCATCCATTGCCTCAACCCTTCAGCAAGTATCTTTATCATATTCCGTAATTCCACCTAAATAGAATTTAGTATAACGATCAAAATACTTCATTGCTTCTGGAGTTTTTGTCATGTAGATATTTAATGAGTGGTTCGGGGTATCAACACTAATCCCATTTTTTTGAATATAATTAATTTTTGTTTCTACTGGACCACGTACCGCCAAATGCTGAGTGTGTTCATTACCCTCTTCGTCTAGCCACGTTACTGTATAATTACACCTTCTAATCTGCCCTTTAAAATAAGCCAGTTCAGTATAATCTCTAGTATAAATGATCCATTTTGTATCAGTGTTTATTCAATCAAATACATCTCCAGGATTATAACGATATTCAAAACCAACAGAGACAATTTTATCGTCATAATTAAATTTTGTTTTATCTGGATTAATAAGAGCTGGAGCCTCTTCTTTATCTATTGAATCAGTATGTCTGATTTTCGCCGCTTGATAAGAGTATTTTGTAGCATGATCTAAGCTCCATCTTTTGTCTCTTATCATTCTGTCTTGCTGCGGCTGACCGCCATGCCAGATTATTCTATTTGCCATTAAATTTATGCCGGTGATATGCGAACGGTCTGTGCTATGCGGCATAGAACACCTCTCGCAATAATGATATAGATTCAAATACAGTTTTTCTATAAGTTACGAATTCGGTATCAACTTTTTTTAATCCCTCTAATTTACTTAAAAGTATTAAATATTTTTCGTCTACTTTGATAATTTCACCTAATCCCGCAACCTCAATCAACACTGTATTTAATTGCTCAATTCAATTTTCATTATTTTCTCTCATTGGAATTAATTTCCATAATTGGTTAGTTAATCTATTAACATCAGCTTTTATCACAGTATTAGAAAATTCTAAATTAGTGAGCATCTCCGCCGTCATAAACAACCTCATCATTTTCATTTATAGTAATTGATTTTGATGAACTTTCAGTATCCGCTGCGGAGTAACCAACGATGTCATAATTTACCCCATAACCAAATGATGGAGTCCAATTTGATTTGATATATCCTTTTGAATTGGTATATCTGCGTTTATACAATCTTTGCATATGAAAAGATTGTCTTTGGCATTCACCTAATAAATTTAATAATTTGGCAAGATGGTTAGCTTGAGAAGTCATTTTAAAATCAGACCCACTATATTTCATACGAGTATTTTCAATAGAAGTGACTTGTCTCTGTAGTCATCCACACATCATTAATAATGCTAAAATATTGATTTCCTCGCTTGTCAGATCTGCCTCAAAATACGACCTTTCGACATATACATCACAAATATTATCATCTTCTGGACCGTCTGGTGTATTCCATACGACTCCAATAACAAAATCCCCTTCTTCAACTTTGTCTTCCCTGACAACAAGAGTTTCTATTGTATAGTCATCGAGGATTTTTCTCGGAAATTCAAATCCTGGAATCGCATCAATTAAAAGGGACCGTAGGTCCCTCATTGTGTCTTCTGGAGTTAACTCCATGTACATGTCGTCTGTAATTTTACCAAGAAAGCGGTTATATACATCGGTGAATTGAGTTCCCATTGTATAACTCTCCTTTCTTATATTTTATTGCTGAGTTTTTTTAATAATTTTTGCTCCAGATGTTCTTCTACCTGAAGTTGGTGCAGCTGTTCTCCGAACTTTTGCTGGTGTTTCTGCCACTGGTTCATCGCCCTCTGCAGCTTTATTTTCGCGGTCGTGCGCAATTGCCGCATCGACATCGAAACCAGTCATTTCTTTAAGCGCATTTCTCTTCGAAAAATCATTTAAAGGAATCTGAACACTTAAGTCCTTAATCATATCTACAACACCTTCTGGTGCGAAATCAAGAGCATCTTTAAACTCGTCTAAAGTTCCAGTTTTAATTAAAGCAGCGACACTATCAGCATTCATATAATATTCAGGTTCTCTATGGATATTTAATTCATCTAAAATCTGTTCGTCTTGCACCAAGAGGTGGTTTCTGATTAAGTCAAGGCCGCCATTTGTATATGATAAGGCTTCAACCTCTTCTTTTGGAACTCTAATAGTCTGTCTTGGAGCTAATTCTCTACGAATATGTCTATCTGGAATATTATAAATAATCTTACCAGCGCTCCGATTTTCGACTGTTACATAATCTGCCATATTATTTATCTCCTTTTTCTCCTATTAATGAAAATAAGGGGAGTGGGGATTTACCCCTAGCTCCCCTTTTCTCTCGTATATTATTAGTTTCCGCTACCTTCGGAACCGCCCTGTTCGCCTTCGCCATTTGTAGCTGGTTCTTCAACGACAACGACGTTCTTAACAGTATCGGCTAACTGGAATGCGCCTTCCTTAGATAATGAAGTATCCTTGTAAACGCAAATTGCATTGTTCATCATGCAAATGACGCCGACTTTCTTATAAACCTGGATTTCACGGCTCCAGTCACGATTGTTTCTTTCATCGACCAATGTATCGCCTTCAAAAGCAACTTTAACTGGTTTCATGTCTGCGCCAGATGGGATGATCCAGCAGTATGAAGGATCAATAACTTTTTCCTTACCTTCAACAACATCTTTATAAGCATTCGGTAAGATAACAACGTTCTTATCTCTATAACCACTTAAACGACCTGTTCTGTAAAGTTCATCCTTCATAGCTTCAGTATATCTCCAAGCTTCCTGAGGGATCATCTTAACAGCAAATTCGTTAGTGCAGTAGATAGTAACATTACCATAGCTTTCAGCTAAACGAACTAATTCGTCGAATGAAGCTGCATCGAAACCATTAGCAACGACACGGTTCATAGCTGGGAGCTGGTTGATAGCACCTTCAAGAGCTTTGCCAATTTCTTCATAAACAAGGTCATCCATACCTTCCATGACGATATTGACTAATTCTGCGAAGTCTGCACGGCCATCTAAGAATTCTTCGAAGCCAATCTGAGCAGCTCCACCAATGGCGCTAGTTGGAACTTCGAAGCTTTCAGATGCTCTACCAAGCTTGAAGACTTCATAGTTACCAGCAAGACCAACTCTTGTGATGAACTGTTTAGCACGGTTAGTGCCATCAATTTTTCTTCTGAACATCGGTCTGTCGCCTTGAGCAAATGTCTTAACTTCTGCGAACTGACCATAGTTCTGAATAACTCTCTGTGGTAAAACATCAGAGATTGTTTCTTCAATAATGGAGAATACTAAATTCTTATTCTCACGATATAACTGGTAAGTACCAGCAATTTCTTTGAACTCTTTACGAAGAGTTTCATTTAACTCTTCATAGCTAAAATTCTGTCCATTGTAGCTATACGCTGTAGGAGCAGAAGGATTAGCTCTGGCTACCATTTTAGCCAGCGTAACGAAATTTTTCTTATCTAACATTTCCTTTACCCCTTTCTAATTACTTAACGCGCATAACTTTAACGCCTGGCTGCATATCAGGCATTGTGTAAACTTTAACAACCTGCATTGTTGGATGTAAAGCATCAGCACCTTCGCCAACTTTTAAATAACCATCAGCATCTGGTGTTAACATATCACCAACGTTTAAGCTGCCTGGTTCAGCTTTAATTGTATTTGTAGTCCAAATATCACCAATATTAATCTTAAATAATCTTGGAACCATTCTTGTTCCGGCTGGCATTAATTTAGGTGTCTTATATGGTTCAACAACATGGAACGGATCATCTGTAGAATCAACTTCATATGGAGAAGCAGATTTAGCAACACGTTCTGGATTTGGTTTACCATCAGCATCTAATTCACCATAGAAACGAGCCTGCCATTCAGTTAATTTCTTTGTTCCATCAATTGGGCTATAAACACGAGCAATATAATCTTCTTTCTTCATTGCGAAATCGCAATCTTGTTCGAAATCACGGTAGACCTTGACTTCATTAAAGACCATCATCCATTCGCCCGCACCGTTGAAGTCAACTGCACCACCATCAGCAGCAGCATAGTTATATGTTGCGAATTGACCGTTTTCTAAAATGTCAATATCAGCTGCAGCTGGTAACTGAGCATAGATCTGACCAGTTTTCTGAGCTGAAAGATGGTTTGGTTCGACCTGGCCGTAACCACGAGCGACATATGTGGCTTTTTCACTTAATCTTTCTCTAGCCATTTATTGTCTTCCTCCTCTATTATTCCATTTCTCTTTTCGTAGCTAAAGCTGCTTTAATCCAAGCTGGAGTTAAATCATCTTCAACACTATCACCTAAATTAAATGTAGTTTTAGTATCTTTAGATTCTTCATCTTCGCCTAAATCAAAACTAACTTTGTTACGAACACAAATTACAGAAAGCTTAGCTTCGATATCATCAACAGAATAGCTATCAATATTTTCGATAACATCTTTCTTGTCTTCGTCTGAGAGCATATAGAAACTGTCGATCATACTCTGCTTTTCTTTACGATCAGCGACCTTCTTAAATTCTACCAGCTCATCATAGTCAGCTTTCATTGCATTGAACTCTGTCTGCAATTTTTCATATGCATCCTTAAGTTCTATATATTCTTGAACTTCATCAAGATTATATTTAACGCTTTCGTCCTGAACTTCTTCTTCAGGTTCCTCAACAGGAGCCTCCACTTCTTCTTCTTCTTCTGGTTCTGCTACTTCTTCTTCAGCAGGAACTTCTTCGGGAGCCTCTTCTGGTTGTTCTTCAACTTTTTCTTCTTCTTTAATCTCTTCGATTTCTTCTAATTTCTTTTCGTCTTCCACAGAATCTGTCCCTCCTTCTTGAGTAATCTCTTTGACCTGTTCCATCATACTAAATAATTTTTTCTGGAAATCTGGTTCAAATGAAAATTGCACTCTGGTGATTTGTGCGCCTTCGAAGCAAGGCTCAACATCTTCTCCTAAAATACAAAGTTTAGAGATTATTGCTTCATTGATAATGAAGAAACTTGGTCCTTCATTATCTTCTTCTGACCAAAATCCTTTTAAAGTTGGTTCATGGAGTTCCATTGATTGATTATTACCTTTTTCAATAACTCTTTTAGCTTCTGGCCATTGTTCTGTCCATAAATATCCTTCTGTCATAAGATATTCATGTTCAACACCATCATCTAAAAATTTCTGGAACCAAACTTTAGCATTTAGGTCAACAAACCCATAGGCTTGTGTAGTATCTTTGAATTTTCATTCTCCATTAGATACATCAATAATCTGATTATGGGCCTCAAAATCACCTTTGGTTTCATTGTAAAATCCAACAATTGGACAGCCAGGTAGGGATTTAGCCATCTCTGTCGCAACAGCTTTTGTGATAACACTACCATTACGATTTGGCTGATCCCCTACATAGCATACCTTGATTTGACATTTAGAAATCAAAGGGTTCAGAGGAACCATATCAATAATTTCGATAGGAGATTCGACTTTTATACTTGTATGTTCCATAAGTTCCTCCTACATTGATTCCCTATTTGCGATAGTTTTATCGCTCAGCTCAGTTTCATCTTTTGCCGGACGACCAACTTCACTATCTTCTGTATTAATTTGGCCATTCCCATTAGAAGATTTATTCTTTTTGCCCAAAGCTTGAATATCTTCACTACCAATGGTTGAGGACATCATTGGTGGTATCATGACTTCACTTAATCCTAAAATATCATTTTCGAAATAAGCAGTATTCATAATGGAGTTTTGAGAATGTCCAAGCGCAATCTGCGCAAACATTTTGCCATATCCAATCTGCATTTCTTCTTTATACATTTTAGATAATTCCTTATAATTATATTGGGTAGTATCTAAAATATAAAATCTGAAGTTGTATTTTTTCTTGTTTTTGGCTCTCCTCTGGATTATTGTATCAAATAAAATTTCAAATTGCAACTTTAAATCACGCATGACACCTTCATCTTCTAAAATTGAACTGGCTAATGCCAAGTTACTTTCAGAGTTAAATAAGCCTTTTGATACACCTGCGGTATTGTAGACTGTTCTCTCAACACGTTCCAGGTCATCGCTGTCATTATCTCTGGTATCAGCTAAATCAATAGAGTCGATGTCTGCAAATGTAGTAATAATATCCGTTCCAATAGTGTGCTGCAACATTGCAACCGCATTATTATGAATATCTCTTGCTTCATCAACATCGAAGATTAAGTCACCATTCTTATCTATTGGCAACTTTTGAACAATAATCTTTAATAAATCTTGCATCTGTTTGCGGCGATCGAGGTCTTGTGCCGCATCCAGGTTAATTAAATCTGGAATTACGTTAATAAAAAGTGGTAATTCACCTGCGCCCGCAAGTGAGAACTTAATCGCATATCCTGGATCTAATAAATACCAAGCACCATGTTTAAATTCAAATCCATCGGATTCTAGTTTACCTTCTTTGTACAACAAATATCCCTTTTGGAAGTCTTTTGGAAACATCTTCAAGACCTTCATACGATAACTAATATCTGGGAATTTATCATCAAAATATGCCATATTAAATTCAACTGCTGGCATATTATTTACAGAATATCTTGAACGGCAGTATTCTGGAGGTAGTTCTTGAATTAATAAACTATTTTCTCCTTCAACTATGTATCCATAAAATACTCCATATTTAATAACCTTAAGCGCAATATCACCGCATACTTTTTTAATATGTGTAGAATCAAGATAATCTAATGTTTTAAAAAAGTCATTGATAACCGCTAAACTTTTCTTTTCATCATCAAAAATCTTTTCATCATAAATTGATGGAATTGTGTACCAATCCCAGCGGTACATTGTCGCATAATAGTTTACAATACGTTGATAAATACCATTTGTTCTATAGAAGAAATCTGATATTGCACGTAATGCTCTATAATCTTTTTCCGCAATTGCTTTTAAAATATCTGGCTTATGGTAAAATCTTCTAAAATACTCATCTATTCTACTATAAGATCCTAAATTCAATATGGCGTCTTCAAGTGTCTTTACACCAATTTTTATTTTTCCATATTCAGTGGTAGAATTACCATCCATGGCAAAGCCTTTTTCTCGAATGGCTTCTTGTCTATCTTTGTTTTCCAAAATTCCACCTCCTAGTCGCCATAAGCTTTTTTAATTATGTAGTCATAACTTAATAAGTTCTCATCAGTATACGGTACTTCTATTAATTTAATACCATGTAATTGACAGAATCTTCTTTTTTTAGCATCATTGTACTGCTGTTGATATAGCCCTTTTTTGCCGCCAAATTTACCACTTGCTTCATAATGTTGACGACCTTGATACTCTATTAAAAAGTCCAGATTACCATCATCATCAAATACCGCAAAGTCAAAGCGTAGTGGTCTCCCGTTCGAACTATTTAATCCTTCGAACGATAGTTCCTCCTTGAAGTTAAGCCCGGCCGCAGTCAAGATTTCTTCAATTTTAATTTCTCCTCTACTAGCCCTCATAACTTCCTCCTTATCCTACATGCGAGCTAAATCGCCATTCAGCAGCATTAAATTTTTTCTTTTTCTTCTTCTTACTATCTTCTTCTTGCTTAATGTAATATAGTCCATATTCAAAAGCTGAGAATTTATCCTTCTTTATGCCACGATTAGCTTGTTTCAAGATGATATTAACACCTTCATTTTCTTCACGAAGGTTTAACATCTCCTCTTTTAATATGGAAGTTAGGGTATATGGTTTTAAATATTCTGCCCTTTCTTCAGGGGTCATTTGTTTACCTTTAGATGTTCCTAATAATTTATTTTTTGCAACACGCTCATCTATTAAGAACTTTATTTTTCCAGATATTAACTGTGTTTGGACATTAGAGTGTGCTTCAGTATTGATCGGCGCATTTGCCTTCATTAAATACATCGCGTCTTGTTCTGTTCGTTCAGTTCTAAACTTCTTATAATCTTGTTCAATATCTGGAGTTGTTCCTCCAACTACACCAAAATCTGGATATTCTTCACCAGTTAATGGATCAGTTTGCGGTTTAACCATAAAATCGATCAAACCTGTACCAAGACCATTAGCATCAATTACTACTCTTCTTGCTTTATATTTATAAAACAATCGTTTTACTCAAATAGCTTGGTCTTCAAAATGCATATTTTCTAATGAATATAAATTCACTAAAGATTTAATTGAAACATCTCCATAATTTTGTGGAG